TGTAGATCATCGGTAGGTAATCCTCCGAATGAACTCCCCTATTGTTCAGATGCACAAGGTGTGGTAGCTTAGTGGTATTGTAGATCACAAAGCTGTGAGGCATATAAAAGCTATCGACAATATAGAGTGGCTGGCCCTTCTCTACGCCGTCGTAGCGTTTTTTAAGATCATCGACTAAGTTTTGACACCACTCATCCCACAAAGAGATGAACAAAATACTTAGGCTATCGCGCTCTTTCTTGTGAGATTTGATGATCTTGTTTAGATCATTCTCTTTAGATAAAAATTTTAGTTTGTACATCAGTCAGCTTCCACAGCATTTGAATCGGATAGGGATACCCCGTCCTCGCCTTCGATTACTGTGATGCCTGATGCGGCAAGCTCTTCTTTATTGTTCAGAGCATACTCTTGAACCTGCTGCACGATCTGCTGGTTCAGTGCTTCCATGCCCGTGAAGAATACAATCTTCATGAAGTCTGCGTCCGAGACTTCTCCAGGCTTGCAGACCTCAGCGAAATGCTTGTAGCCGAGGGCCTCATCTTTTGATAGTTTGAGTTGAATTTTCATTCTGTTCCTGCTCCGCTCATCTACGCGGATCTTCCAGTTTTCTACGTTAAGTTTGATATTTTCAGGCTTGGTGTCCATTGCACTATTATAGTCTGAGCAAGGGGTTATGAAAGATAATTACGATATTTCTAAGTTGAACAAGAAGAAGAAGAAAGTTAACAGTAGAGCCAAAGGCTCCACCTTTGAAAGGCAGATAGCTAAAATACTTAACGAACGCTTCAACACTAGCGAGTTTTCTAGGACCCCTGGGTCAGGAGCATTTGCCACTACACACAGCCTCCCAGATCATCTCAAGATATATGGAGACCTGATCACCCCTCAAAACTTCTAGTTCTGTATAGAATGTAAGAAAGGCTACAATGACGAAAGCATCTACAGCCTGTACAATTATAGTTCAAACTTCTGGGGATTTATAGATCAGTGCCAAAAGGATGCTGATAAGTGTGGAAAGTTCCCGATGTTGATATTTAAACAAGATCGACAAAAAACCCTCGCCGTCATCCCCTCTAATATAAGTATATTAAATACTAATAAGTATATAGAAATACATAAAGATAATATATATTATAAAATATATCTATTCGATGACCTATTGAAGGAAGAAGATATCATTTGGCTTGATTGATCAAACCTTCTAGGAGCTTAACCTGCTTCTCAATGAAGTTATACAAGGTGCTCTCCTCTTTGTTACTAGATTTCTTAGCAGGTGGGGTAGTAAACCCTTGACCCATCTTAGGACTAAGAACCGCTCCCTTAGACAGGTTGAATGCAGTTCTAGTCTCTCTGCCATTAGTCGTACTAGTTCCTTCAAACCCTAGAGTAGCCTCTAGACCATCGACAGTAATAACGAAGGAGCTTCCTGATCTGCTAGGCTCTATGCTTACATCACTGCTTGAATCATTAAGCATATCAAAAAACTTGTTGTGATTAACAGCCACAGATCTGTTTTCATTGTAAGAAGTTACTAGCTGTAGAATGTCCCGCTGGTTTCCACCAGTCATCATGGCGTTTCTAATCACCCAATCTTTAGCGGCTTGTTGTCTTTCAGGGTCTTTGAGAGCGTCGGAAACCTTTTTTACTCTGGCCTTCCTCTCCATTAGCTCCGCTCTCTTATTAATTTCAGACTTATCGTTGAAATCAATTTTGCCTACGAAAGCATTGCCCATCTCTCTAGTGTCCTCAGATGTTTTTCCTTTAAACCCTAGAGACTTTACAACAACCTTCGACATCATGGAAAGAATTTCTCTTGGAGATACTCTAGTAGTTCCTTCGTCTCCATTGTAGATTATTCCATTTCTAATCTTAGATCCAAGGCCAGCCACTTCGGACTCTAGCTCATCCTCAAAGTCCAGCATTGCCTGTCTTCTTTCTTGACCCGCAGCACCTCCTCCGAACTGAAGGTCGTCGGCCCACTTATAGAAGTCTTTTCCAATCTTGTCGTCTGCAAGCTCTCCCCTGACTACGCCTCTACGTCTATCAGTAGAGTTGAACTCACCCATTTTTACAGATCCAATACCGTCCTTCTTATCCTTCTGACCGATACCTATTTCAAACATACCCTTCTCTTTATTTAAGGTAACGGCCTTCTTTGGGTTCAACCCAGCACGTTCAGCGGCAGCGAGAGCGTCCTCCTCAGAGTTATATAAAAGAACACTATCCGCTCTGGCACCCGTACCACCACCTTTCGCGTAATCGTAAGAATCATCAGCGCCCATGAACTTAACAAACTCTTGGTGCTTTCTTACAACCTCCAATGTATATCTAATAAGCTCATCACTCTTAGACATCTCAAACTGTTCCATTAAAATCTCCTCTTCATCAGCCATTCCTAGATCCTTGGCAGGAGGATCCGCTCCTTCAGAAAGCGTCTGTTGAGCGAACTCTCTTAATGCTGTCTGCTTCTCCAAGATGTAAGAAGCAATATCTTTGAACGCTTCTCGTCTCTCTTCTGGAGTTATATCTTTTCTGTTTAATCGAACTGCTAACTGAAGAGCCTTCTCATTAACCGTTCCTCGGATGGTGTTTAGTGCTTTGTTGTTGGTGGAAGCGGAGCCTAAAGCAGTAGGCTTGAAAGATTCTCCACAGCTTTTTTCGGCAGCACCGAAGGCGTCTTGATACAGATAAGCACTGTTTGTGACGTTTACCACGATACCATCAGAAGGTCTTCCCGTTGCTTCATCTATATCTTCTCCAAAAAGAACAAGTCTACCCTTTCCTCTAGATCCAACTCTGTTTTTTAACTCAGCACAACGCTCTTCTTTGTTGTCATCATTAGGGGGATCTGTAATGAAGGATAGCAGAATGTCATTACTTTTAAGAGCATCGTTAATTAGACCTGCGGGAAGGGGTTGTTCCCTCTCATCAGGAGGGTCACTTATACTAGTTCCGTTAGCAATTTTCCAGGTCATGGAAGATTTTGAGGATCCTGTGATAAAGGTCTTTTGGCTTTTACACCACTTGATGCTGGTGCCTAGTCGATTGGGATCCCATTTCTGACAGTAACCCTCTAGTGCTTCCTGAGTTTTCTGTAGTGAAATCATACCAGCATTGATGTTAACTTCATCATCTGGATTTATGGAGTACCCTTGGTCTACAAACTGCCCCGTCCTTGTAGCTAAAAATTGCTCTCTCGCGGCGGCTTGATCAGCCATGGTTTGAGCCGCTTGATCTGCTGGTGTGGGGTCTGGAGCCTCTCCCGCCATTGCCTTTAGCAAGGCATCTTTCATCTCAGGAGCGGAACCTTCGTCGTTAAACCTACCATCTTTTAAGATCTGAACAGTAAATGGTCTACCTCCGATACTTCCATTAACATTAACACCGTCATCCCCACCTTTAGATTTGTTATACTTAAACTTTTCTAGTGCGGGATAAGGGGTGCCTGTTATGGGAGCTTCATCTCCTTCGGGAGCATTTTTAAGTATGTTAATAAGTTCCGCTTCAGGATTGCCTACCTGCTCAGTGATATATGTAAGCTTATAGGTCCTCTTCTTGAGCTTACCATAGCTCTCCAGTAGTTCTGAGAAATAATCCATACCTTATAATAGATGAAAAAAATAGCCCCGCCCACACAGGTAAAGGACGGGGCTAAAAACCTACTAATTTTCCTTGATCAGGAGGGGTTTGAGTAGTTGTAGACGTTCATGAAGTCGTACTTGAAGGTAACCGTAAGCGTGTGAAACTGGCTCTGAGCGTAGTTAAACTCAGAAGCTTCCCAAGAAGATGGATACACTCCGTAAAGCTCGATGGTTGAGTGAGGAGTTAAAGTGTTGTCCAGCATCACAACTTCAACTTTGTCTGCCTTGAACGTAACTCCTGCTTGACCTCCAGGCTGGGCACTCTTCGTCATCTCACCAGTGACAGGATCATAGGTGTGCTTGAAGAAGCGGAACAGATCAGAAGCGGTCTCTCTAAGATAAAGGTTATCGAAGGTAACCGTAAGGTCCCCTGGAGTGGTCTTGCCTGGGTAGTGAAGCTTATCATTGACACGATCAATCGTGATAGCTTCGTTCTTCATGGAAAGACCACCAACCTGCTTCGCAGCGAGGGTAAGATCTGTTGAGTTTGTGATGTCCTCAGGCAGTCCGAAGAAGTGAATCTCGAACTGATATGTCCTGACGGAATCTAGATCAGTGGACACGGTAGGAAGACCCTGACCTGGGGTGAAATTTCTTCCGTACTTTTCCTTATAGTAAGATGTTGCCATTAGTTATCTCCTTATAGGTTTCCTAACTGAGCCGACTGGTTCGTCAGGTTAATTTCAAAGATGAGGATCTCAGCAGTCTTGGTAGGCTTAACAAGAACCTTAGTCCAGAGTTCGTTACGATCAACTCTGATTGGAGTGTTCACTGTCTCGTCACATACGACACGGAACTCAGTGATGCCCCGCCTTCTGCGGATGTCATCAAGGAAGGGGTTGAGAACTCCCTCAATCTGCGCCCAAGTAAACTCGTCGTTAGGCTCGAAGACAAATCTCTGCGTAGAGAGAAGGATGATCTTACGAATGTAGATCATGAGTCTGCGGACATTGATACGGTCGAGTGCCGTTGGGTTTCTTTGAGTAGTTCTTTGACCAAAGATAGTGATACCCTGCTGCGGGAAGTTAACGATGGGGTTGATTACGTTACCTCCGCTGTACAGGCTGTCTCTATCGCCTTGGTTGAGCTTAACCTCAGTCTCTGAGGGCTTAGTGAGGCGACCTCTACGGAAACCAGCAGGAGCAAACCAGCTATCGGCAACCGCATCGGTGTAGGCCATCTGACGAGCCGCAAAGATAGTAGGATCTAGGAAACGATCCTTACCGTCGAAGGTAGAGAAAATCTTGACATGAGGCCAGTAGATGGCAGCATAGGAACTGTTGATCGCAGCAGTTCTGGAACCTGCCGTGCTAGAGGACTTTCCGTTACTCCAGTCGATAGCATTTTGAACTGTGCCGATAGCAAGAGGAGGTGCAACCAGCGCCAAGAAGTTTTGTGTGGTCTCAGCGAGAGTAATTAAAGCATTCTGTACAGCTTGCGTGTACACTCCAGGAACTAAAGCTATACCGATGTTAAGAATCGGATCGTCAAGAGCTTGCATACCCGTCTTGGGATCCTCTGTGGCATCACCTATGAGAGAGGTTGTTTGATCGGAGTCGTCTCCGTTAGTTCCTCCAGCAAGGTTAGTTGCCGCAGACTGTACGAGCTTTACGAATCTACCTCCAGCATCGGTCAGAGGGGCATACTCCACTTCTCCCGTGATGCCTCCACCAACAATAGCCTTAGTCCTAACTTTGAACAATCCACTTCCAAAAAGAGTTTCGGCGGTGTCTATAAAACGAACAAGTCTAGCAGCAGTGGCATCGGACCCACCTTTTGTTAAGTTACCTTTGATTAGTTCAGAAGTTGGGTTATCCTGACCAGTATTAATTACGTCCTCAAGGAATACACCAGAGCCTACAAAACTGCCCTTAAAGGTTTCTTCAGCAACACCGTCTTGGTTGACGACAACACTAAAGTTTTGAGAGCCTAGGCCGTTGATAGTTATAGTGTTGCCACTAGTATCTCCGTTCGTTTTAACACCGCCGTTGTACCCAGTACCAGGAAAAAGACTTTCAATGTCATAGGAGCACCCAGTAGCAGCAGTTTCCTCCGAGGTCATGAACGTAGATCCAAAAACCTTGATGGCGGATACTAAATCACCAGAAGCTCCGAAGCCCGCGCTTCCAGCACTAGGCGAATATACTTGCCTGAGTGCATCAGCACCTTTAGCGGGATCAAAAGTTGTTCCAGAACAAGAACTTACTGAAAGAGTAGCGCCTGATCCAGCGAAGCTGCCTACGATTGCTCCAGACAGACCCAGGTTGCTCGTTCCTACGGCATCATCGTCGAAGACGCCAACCTTGTCAGCATCCAGAGCGCCACCAATAATGCTCCTTAGGGCAGCGGCCTGTGATGGAGCAGTTCCTACGGGAACAACAAAATCCTTACCTGCTCCACCATTGTCTGTGAACTGAGCCGCACCTTCGTTGTCGGTGACTTGAATTCTAAGAGTAAGAGCACTAGCTCCAGTGCCTGTTCCTCCGAAGCAGTTTGCTACATCAACGCCCGCATCAGGACCAGAGACGATTAGCGCAGGGCAGCTTCCTAAAGGCATTGTAGCGGAGGCATCAGCAGCAGACTCGTTAGCGGCTCGAACAAAGTAGAGAGAGTTCGTTGTCTCTAGAATTTCAAGACCGCCCTCAAGAGCCTGACCTACGATATCCTCACTAGGCTCACCAAAGGTTCTGATCAACTTGTTCTGATCGGTAATCAGGGTAGCTTTGTTGGTAGGTCCTTTAGAGGCGAAACCAACAATACCT